ATGGATGCAATCCGGTATGGGGTTTATACCAAATACAAAAATCGTTCTGATTTTTTTGTGGTTTAATTATGTATTTTTGAGAAAAAAAAGCAATACAAATGGCATCAATCATTGATACATTCAAACAATCCATTGCCAAAGCATTATCAAGCGGCACAAACGAGGCATACAATAAACTGATATACACGTGGCTAGGCACGAATATCATAATGAATGAGGACAATGATTCCACATACATTCGTGATGGTTATCAACGCAATGCAACCATTTATTCAATCATTAACCTGATTGTTAAGGCAGCCACAACAATCCCTGTTTCTGTTTACCGTGTCACAAATGAAGGCACAGCAAAGCAATACAAAGCAATGACATCAGGTGTGATGGATGGCCCTGCAATTTACAAGGCCAACATATTACGCAAAAGAGCATTTGAAGAAATAAAAGATTCGGATTTAGAGGCATTATTGATGCGACCAAACCCGGCACAATCATTTTCAGCGTGGTTAGGTGAAATCGTTGCATTCGGTAAATTAACCGGAAACCGTTACATTTACGGCATCGGGCCTGATTCAGGGCCAAATCAGGGTAAATTTACGGAGTTGTACAATTTACCATCACAATTGGTTGAAATCGTTTCAGGCGGTGTAATGCAACCTGTGGCAGGATACAAAATCCAATATAATTCAATGATTGAGGTTGCGCCAGAATATATTTGCCACATCAAAGATTTTAATCCGGATTACGACAGCAGCGGTTCAAACCTATATGGCCAATCACCTTTGCGTGCCGGCCTACGTGTTTTATCGGCCAACAATGAAGCCGTGACCACCGGATTAAAATATTTACAGAATCAAACATCACGTGGTATGTTGATTTCAAAGGATGGAAATTTGACTGAGGTGCAAGCACAGGCATTAAAAGACAAATTCAGAAAAAATTATCAGGGGGCAACAAACGCAGGTGATGTGATTATCACACCAAAGGATTTGAGTTGGGTTAATTTTGGTTTGTCAGCATCTGATTTGTCATTAATTGAGCAATACAATGGAACGGTTAAGGATTTGTGTAATTTATACAACATCCCTGTGCAGTTGCTAAACAACACAGATGCATCCACATACAATAATATGAAGGAGGCTAAAAAGGCATTATACCAAAATGCGGTGATTCCTGAATTGATCAAAATTCGTGATGAATTAAACAGATGGTTAGCACCTAAATTTGGCAAAGAATATTTCATTGACTTTGATTTCACGGTAATAAGTGAAATGCAAGAGGAAGTGGATAAATTGGTGTCACAATTAGCAGCAGCGTGGTGGGTTACACCAAACGAGAAACGTGATGCAATGAATTACGCTACGGATAAAGAAAATGCATTTATGGATGACTATTTTATCCCGGCTAATTTAATGGCACAGAATCCAACAATGCCGGCATTGGAAAATCCAAAGCCATTAAACGTTTAGTTTATGCCATTGCCAAATCCACAGGAAGGTGAAAGCCGGAATGATTTTATGGGCCGTTGTGTCATTGATCCTAATATTATCAATGATTTTGATACCATTGAACAGCGTGTTGCAGTTTGTAGCACGTTATTTGATCCACAGAAAGAAACAAAGGCGCAGAAAGATTGGGAGAATGATTTTGAAAACCAATTGACCAAAGCAGAACGCACATCAGTTCGTGATTTCACGGAGTTTTACAAGGCCGAATACAATGATGCCATTGACCTTTATTTAAAGGTTAAGCAGATGACACCGGCAACAGCACAGGGCTTTTTTCAGGACAGCAAATATGTTGGAATGTATGAGCAAATGTATTCCAAAATCGGTTTGCAATTTGCAAATTGGTATTCCAGAAACGTTCAAAAATATATGCCAAAAGCCGATCCGGCTAATATGCAATCAATTTGGGCCAACGCATTTGCATTTATGGGAAATCAAGTTGCAGGGCAACGTGTCACGTTAGTATCGGCAACAGCACAGGCAACATTGACAAATACAATTCGCCAATTTATGACCGATCCTGTTTTTCAATCAGCCGGTGAAGTGGTGCAATCAAAAATGTTGCGACAAAAATTTGATGGGTTGGCTGATTATCAAGCACGTAGGATTGTTCGAACGGAGGCAACAAATGCCGCCAATTATGCAACGGAACAAGCAGCAGTCAATTTGTTTGCCGGTCAGGATTTAACGAAAACGTGGCGATCTGGATTTGATGCACGTGTTCGTGATGCACACAGGGCAGCCAATGGACAGGTTGTGCCATTTAATAGTAAATTTTCGGTTGGTGGTGAATCATTACAAAGACCGGGCGATCCTAATGGTTCAGCAAGCAACGTAATCAATTGCCGTTGTTCAATGATTGTATTGCCGATAGAGGGAGCAAATACAATTGGCACACCAATTACTGATTTAGGATTTGGAATTGCACAGGCAACCATAATTGATGCAATAAATAGTGCTGAAATAATAACAGGTGCAACAGGTGCAATTGTGGCTGAGGAAAATTTGGGCGGATAAAATTAATTTTTGTATTCCATTTTCTAATTAGCAATTTGACTAATTTTGAGCAAAAGAAAGGTTATGATTTACAAACAAACATCCATTGGGATTGATGACATAGATGAGGCAAACGGTATTGTTTCTGGATATGGTTCAATTTTCGGCAATATTGATTCAGACAATGACATCATTTTGCAAGGTGCATACACCAAAACATTATCTGAAAACGGATCACGTGTAAGATATTGCAACCAACACAGAATTGATCAGCCATTAGGTAAATTCACAGAATTACGTGAGGATGGCACAGGATTGTATTTTGTTGCGGAAGTTCCAAAAACAAGAATGGGTGAGGATATTTTGTTGTTGATGAAAAATGGTGTGATCACGGAAAATTCCGTTGGTATTATGCCAATTGTAAAGAATTACAGACAGGATGGTGTGCGTGAATTGAAAGAGGTGAAGTTGTACGAAATTTCGTGCGTTACATTAGCCGCAAACCCAATGGCATTGATTACCGATGCAAAAGGTGAAATTGATCAAAATTTATTGGCAAAACGTTTCGATGTTTTAGCCAAAATGATAAAGAAAGAAAACGTATCCGATGAATTAGGGTATGCAATCGAAGGTGAGTTGATGAAATTGAAATCATTGTTTATTGATGTAACCACACGGCCGGCAGAAATTGTCACCGTGCCGGAAGTTAAACAGGTGGAGATTTCCGAAATATTTTCATATTTAAACAAACAAATTAAGTCAAAATAAGATGACAGAAGAAATCAAAAATCAATTAGATGAATTAAATTCAGCTATTGATAGCCGTATCGCAAAAGCGGAAGGCCAAGCAGTTGCATCAGCAACAGGAAAAGCGGATGAATTATTAAAATCCGAAATCAAGAATTTAGAAACTAAATTCACAGAAATCCACAGCCGTATTGATGCAGCAGAGGTTGCAGCAAAAAAAACAGCATCAGGAGCAAACGCGCAATCATTCAAACAATCTTTGATTGATGGTATCACAAAGGGTGGTTTAGATGGTTTAGTAAATGGCAATAGCCGTTCAGCTAAATTTGAAATCAAAGCAGGTGATATGACCGTTGCAAACAATTTCACAGGTGAGGTTATCCCTGCGCAATATGTTCCGGGTATCAAATACGATCCAACGCGTCCTGTACACGTTCGTCAATTATTGCCACAAGGTTCAACAACATCTGAGGTTGTTCGTTACGTACGTGAAACAGCATACGACAATGGTGCAGCAACACGTGCGCAAGGTTCAACATTGGGAGAATCAGATTTTGATCTTTCAGCAATCGATGCAAACGTTCAGAAAATCGGTACTTATTTCCGTATTTCTGAGGAAATGTTAGCAGATACACCACAGCTAACATCTTATTTAGCAGCACGTGCGCCGGGTAAATTGTTATCAGTTGAAGATACACAATTGCTTTATGGTAACGGTACTGCACCAAACATCAGCGGTATTTCTACATCAGGTGCAACAGCATTCGCAGCAGGTGCATTTGCGGACACGATTACAGCGGCAAACCAATTTGACGTTTTAACCGTAGCAATCAACCAATTGGCATTGTCTAATTACCGTCCTGATTACATTATGTTGAACCCAACAGATTTTTCTAAAATCTTGTTATTAAAGGCAACAACAAATGAATACTTGCAAGAGCAAGCCTATATGGGATTACAGCCACAATTCTTAGGAGTTCCGGTTGTATTAAACACAGCAATCACAGCAGGAACATACCTTGTTGGAAACTTTGCATTAGGAACACAAATGTGGGTGCGTGAGAATCTTTCATTGGAATTTTTCCGTGAGGATGGAACAAACGTACGTGATGGTTTCGTGACCGTTCGTTTGGTTGAAAGAATTGCATTAACTAACTACGCACCATTAGCAATTGTTAAGGGTGTATTTGCAACGGACATCGCTGCAATCGGAGTTTAGTTTTAACGCTAATCTAAATTAAAAGAAAGCCACCTAAAATTTGGGTGGCTTTTCTTTTTATATTTGTTCAAAAAATAGCACAATTATGGGCAAAGTTTTAATGAAAAAAACGGTATTTGATAACAAATCAGGATACCACAAAGCCGGTGAAATTGTAACGGTTTCGGATCACGTTGAAAGACATTATTTGTCGCACAATTATGCAGTTAAACCAGAGGAAGAAACACCGATTGTTGAAATTGCAGAAACCAAAGTGGAGGCCGTAGAGGTTGAAACCAAAGAGGAAAAAATAGTTTACAAGACAAAAGGCAACAAAGCAAAAAAGGATGCGGCAGATCAAGATTAATGATGTAATTGGTGTTCCAATTATTTCACGTGCAGATGCAAAAAATTACATCCGTATTGATACAACGGCAGATGATACGTTGATTGATATGATGATTGAGGCAGCGCACACAGCGGCTGAAAATTATATGAGCCGGGATATTATCGCAAAGGAACGCACATATTATTTGGATTATTCTGATTCAGGTTTTATTGATGTTCCATTTGGGCCGGTGGCATCAGTTGATGATGTAACCGTGAAAGGCATTGCCGTATCATTTACCGTTTACGGATTAGGTGATCCAATTGTCGAAATTACCCCATTGGGATCAAACATTAAAATTGATTTCACAACGGAGGGAATGAATGATGGCCTATTGAAACAAGCATTGTTGATGATGGTTTCCACATATTATGATAATCGTACAGATTTCGTGACAGGAATGACCGTGAATGAAGTTCCAAGCGCATCCGCTAAATTATTGGATGGCATAAAATCTGTATTTATCTAATGGCAACAAGCAACAACGCATCAATTTTAAAACAACGGATTCTGATTAAACGTTTATCACGCACATCAGATGGATTTGGAGGCACAACACCGGGTGGATATGTAACCATTGACACCGTATGGTGCAGGGTGCAGGAAACCAAAGGGCCTATTGATGAAAGAATGGGAATCAGGTTGAAATCAACGGAAATTGAAATTACGATCCGAAAGGAAACGGCAGATTTGATTGCCAATGAGGATGTTTTGCAGGTTGAGGGATTTGCGGCTAATTATAGAATCAATTCCGGATTCCAAACGTTTGAGAATTTTTGGGTTAAAATGACAGCCACCAAAATTGAGGGATAATGGCAAAGAAAAGCGGTGTTGATTCAAAGCAATTAGCCGATTTGCAAAATAAAATTGAACAATTGGGCAAATTATCCAAACAGGAATTGTCTAATGAATTGGTAAAAACTGCAATGTTTGCAGTTGCAGGAATGAAAACTGATGCCCGACACGACACCGGTAATTTGATAAATCAAACCGGATTCGAAAGGCAAAATGAAAATACGGTTGTTATTTTTTCACGTGCGCCATATGCGCCATATGTGGAATTTGGCACAGGTAGATTGGTAGATTTACAGCATTTAACAAAATTAGGATTCCCGGCATCTTATGCAATGCAATTCAAGGGTAAAGGGATCAAGAAAGTAAATTTGCCGGCACAGCCTTTTTTCTTTACAAATTTGCGTAAAGAATTGGGCGATTTAACAAACAGGTTAGAAACCAAAATTAAACAATTGACAAAATAATGTTAGAACCGATACAATTCATCCGTAAGGCAATCATCACACGTTTGACAAATAATGTGGTGATTGGTGGTGTGACATTTGGTGTTTATAACCGTGTGCCATCAACGGCATCGTTTCCATACATTTTGGTGTATTCTGTTTCATCTGATGAAACCGATTTTAATCAATCATCGTATATCACAGAAACAATCACACGGATTGAAGTGGTGACACGTTTCCAATCTGATTCAGGCGGTGAAATCACAGCCAACAGCGCAATCAATAGAATTTTAGAATTAATTAGAACACGATCAAACGGATATTTTGATTTGTCTGCGGATGGATTCAATGTATTTACGTGCGTAAAGGAGTCATCAACGTACATTGTGGATGATGAACCAGATCACACGTATTTTCGTGGTATTGTAGAAATAAGCAACAAAATCCAACAAACAATTTAAAATGGAATTAAGGGATGCCATTATTGGCCTAGCATCATCATCAGTCACGGCATTTATATCGTGGATATTAGGGAAACGCAAAGAAAATGCGGACATCAGTACAATACAATTAGAAAATTCCCAACGTGTGATTGATATGGTTACCCAAATGAATGAAAAGTTGGAGGCAAAGGTTGATCAATTGAGCAAAAAGGTTGATGAATTAACGGTTGAAATTGAAAACCTGCGTGAAGAAAATCACAAATTAAAGCACGGAAAACCTGTAAAAAAGAAAGAGGAAAACGAATAATGAAAGATCAAATCACATTGGACAGAATCAAATTGATGCACCCAAAATTGCGTGCGGAAGTTGCGATAATTTACGATGAAATTGTGAACGCATTAAGAGGCAAAGCATTTTGCAGATTTACGCACACATTGCGCACATTTAAGGAACAAGAGGCAATATATGCACAGGGCAGAACAAAGCCCGGCCCAATCGTTTCAAAGGCAAAACCGGGATTAAGTTTACACAATTACGGATTGGCAATTGACATCGTTTTGATTGATGGCAAATCTGTTTCGTGGGATATGAAAAAGGATTTTGATGGGGATGGCAAAGCAGATTGGATGGAGGTTGTGGCCGTGTTTAAAAAATACGGTTGGGAATGGGGTGGTGATTGGAAAAAATTTCCAGATGCGCCACATTTTCAAAAAGCATTTGGAAAAACACCATCGCAATATTTTGCAATGTGGAATGCTAAAAAAGTGGATGCAGATGGGTATGTGATTTTGTAGGTATATTTAAACGCATATAAAATCCAACAAATCATTGTAATGATATTCAAAAGCATATAAAATGAAAAAATACCTAATCATTGCCATCGTTTTGTTTGCAAGTTGCAAACCATCAAAAACAATCATCAAAGAAAACACGATTGTAAAATACGACACGATCCACACATCGGATGTGATTTATAAAACAAAGGCAATCCGTGATTCAATTATCATCGAAAATCCGTGCGATTCTGCCGGCATTTTAACGACCTTTTATTCCAAATTTGTAATACCACAGGGATCAATCACTTTGCGTTCAGCACAGGGCAGAATTGAGGCTAAAATCGACATTGATTCAATCGAATCTGTGTACAAATCCAAATACCAATTGTCAAAATCGGACAATGTTCGAATTTCGAACAAAGAGGTGATCAGAAATGTTGTTCCTGCGTGGGCCATTATCACCATCTTTTTTGAATCGGTCATCATTATCGGATACGTGTTTTATAAATTGAGGCTATTTATTTTTTAACTTGCATTAAATTAAGCAGGTAAAAAATGGCATCATTAACCGGGAATTTGGTTGCGGAAACCTATAAAGCATTATTAAAAACCATTGATAATGACATCCTAACAGCAAGCGAAAAGCAAATCACAGACGGATTGGGGGGTGGATCAAATGTTTTCATTGATTCAAATGGGTTTTTAAGGGCCAACAAATACAAAGTCACAAACGGATTAGCCACGCAATTTTTAAAGGCCGATGGATCATTGGATGCAAATGCATATTTGACATCCATAACAGGTGCGCAGGTGATTACGGCATTAGGGTACACACCGGTGACAAATGCACGTACATTGACAATCAATGGCACAACGTATGATTTAACTGCAAACAGATCGTGGACGGTCGCAGGAACGGCAGCCGTGTGGGGTAATATTACCGGCACATTGTCCAATCAAACAGATTTACAAACGGCATTAAATGCCAAATTCAATAATCCAACCGGTACAATTTCACAATACATTCGTGGCGATGGTTCATTGGCTACATTCCCAACATTACCGGGAGGTTTGCCAATAGGTGGAACAGCAGGTCAAATTTTGGCCAAAATTGATGCAACTGATTACAATACCCATTGGATTGATAATTTTGCCACACAAACCAAAAATGAGGTCAAATTAGGACAGACATTGGCCAAAGGAACAGCGGTTTACGTTTCATCAGCTAATGGAACTAATATGATTGTTTCGGCTGCATCAAATGCATCTGAAAATTTATCATCAAAAACGTTTGGTTTACTTGAAACCGGTGGTGCAACAAATGATTTCGTTAAATGCGTGACATTTGGTTTGATTGCCGGTTTGGATACATCAACAGCAACAGCCGGTGATCCGGTTTGGTTGGGTGTAAATGGAGCATTATTGTTTGGTGTTGCCAACAAACCTGTTGCGCCGGCTAATATGGTTTATATTGGGGTTGTGACACGTGTACAATCAAACAATGGTGAAATCTTTGTAAACGTTCAAAATGGTTTTGAAATTGAGGAATTGCACGATGTGTTAATTACAAGCAAAGCTAATAATCAAGGTTTATTTTATGAATCATCCACAGGATTGTGGAAAAATAAAAGCATCGCAACGGTGTTGGGTTACACACCACAGGCGCAATTGAATGGCACAGGGTTTGTAAAGGCATCAGGTACGACAATATCGTATGATAATTCAACGTATTTGACCACAGCGGATGCAGCAAGTACATACCAAAGATTAGACAGAATGGCCATTAACTTGCTTGCAAGTGACATTCAATACCCTAATAACAATGCAGTAATTGCAGCATTAGCATTGAAAGCAAATGCGGCAAATCCTGTATTTACAGGTAATATGACAATTTCAGGTGCAGAACCAAAATTGTTTTTTACCGATACAGATAATAATCCAGATTACACAGTTTTCATTGATTCGGGTGTATTTTATATATACGATCAAACAGCCGGAACAACACGTTTTTCAATTAGTTCAACCGGTAATATCAGCGCAGGGGTTGGAAAATCAATTACAGCAGGATCATTTGTAAAAGAAAGCGGATTAGCAACGCAGTTTTTGAAAGCAGATGGATCAATCGATTCAAGCACATATGTGACATCAACAGCATTGGCTGATTATTTATTAATTACAACAGCGGCATCAACATATCAGCGATTAGATAGAATTGCATCATCATTATTTGCAAGTGCAACAAATTATCCAAATAATAATGCAGTCATTGCCGGATTGGCTTTAAAAGCGGATGCCGCAAATCCTGTATTTACAGGATCAATGAACATTCAAGGGTTGGAATCAAGAATCAATTTTTATGATGAAAACAATTTAAGAAAGTTTTTTATTGGTTATAGTTCGGGGCAATTATCAATATATCAGGATGCAGGATCAGCAACAAGATTCCAAATAAATTCAAGCGGAAACATAACAACAGGAGTTAATAATACAATTACATCTTGGGGGTTTATCAGATCGGGTGGAACATCAAGTCAATATTTAATGGCTGATGGATCGGTTTCAACATTGACAAATCCGGTGACAGGAACAGGAACAACAAATTATTTGCCAAAATTTACAGGTGCAAGTACAATAGGGAATAGTACAATTTTTGATAATGGAACAAGTGTTGGAATTGGAACAGCTACACCAACAGATAAATTAGATATTAGTGGAGTATTAAGAGTAGTATTTCCAAATGATCCATTAACAGGGGCTATTACTGCAAAAATATTGTCATTTTCTCCAAATCCATATGGTTTGATTTTTAGGGGATATGCATCAGGTACGCATTCAATTCAATCGCAAAGGGAATCAAATAATGCACAATTATTTGGTTTATCATTGCAGCCGGAAGGTGGAAATGTATTAATAGGAACATTAACCGATTCAGGTATTAAATTAGATGTAAATGGTACAGGTAGATTTAGCGGAAATTTAAGTGGAACAAGTGTTAATTTTACAAGTGGTAATTTTAGCAGCACTGTGACAACAACAAAAGTGCAAATTAATGGAGGTACAACCACCGAATTTGTTTTGGGCTTAAATTCAAATTCCACCTTTGCATTTGGATCAACAAATGGTCGTAGAGCAGCAATATTTGCACACGAAACAATTGGTGATTCAGGTTTGCAATTTGGATGGGATACAACAGACAAAACAGGAATCATTGCAGGATCAGCAAATGTTACAGGTGCAGGAATTGATTTTTATACATTTAATGGTAGTTCGTGGGCAAATAGGGCTAGAATAACAAAAGATGGAAATTTAGGAATTGGAACAAACGCACCAACAGGAACATACGGAAAATTATCTGTTGCAGGTGGAATTAGTTTATTAAATGACAATAGCGGTAAATTAGAAATTGGTAGATATTCGCCCGGCTATTCAAATTCTTATATTAAATTAGGTTCATCCTCAAATGCTTTAAATATTACTGATAATGCAGACCAATTTGATATTTTTACTATTTTAAATTCAGGATCAGTTGGAATTAATATAACTGATCCTGTTAATACTGCTTGGGGAAACGGATCAGTAACAAAACAATTATCCATTAATGCCACAAATTATGCAGTTATAAACTTATTAGGCGGATCACGTAGATATTCGATGGGAGTTGGTGACAATAATTTTTATATGGCTTATGATAATAGTCAATCAAGACATAATATAATTGTTTACGGAAGTGGGAATATCGGCATTAATGGAGCAGCAGATGCAGGATATAAATTAGATGTTACAGGAACAATTAGATCAACAGGAATAAATTATGCAGCCAATTTTTATGCAGGTGGAACATATAATGCACCAAATGCGGTTGTAATTGCATCTGATTTGAATTGGACATTTGGTTGTTTTAATAGTGGCGCACAATATTGGATGCAAGTAAAATATTATGGTGTTGATGATGACAGCAGGGGTTTTAGGCTTTTAAATATGAATAATGGCACCGTTGATTTTAGAGTCAATGGATTAGGAAACGGTATTTTTAGGGGATCAGTCACAGCAACATCATTTTTTGAATCATCGGATTTTCGCCTAAAAAAATTAATTGAACACAATCCAATTGTTGCAGGAATTGATAATTTACAGGCTAAATTATACGAAAAGAATGGCAAATTAGAATTGGGATATTTTGCACAGGATGCCGAAAAAATAATGCCGTATGCGGTGACAAAAAATGCAGATGGATTTTTAAATTTATCATACCGTGAAGTCCACACGGCAAAAATTGCAAGATTAGAACAAAGGGTTGCAGAATTAGAAAAACAATTAAACGCAGCATAATATGCAATGGATAAACGTAGCATCAAACCAAACGTGTTCGTGGGATAGCTTGCAAAATGCCTGCGATAATGGGTTTTTTCTGCAATTGTTACCAATGCCACCATCTGGTGTTCCGGCAGGCCGTTGCGTTCGCAGGGAATTAATTCAATCATATATTGAAATTCAATCAGCACCATTGTCAGGAGTGCCAAACAATGAATTGGTTGTAAAAAGCCAATTGGTGGCAATTCAATACACATATTATCAATTGACACCGTGCGATGGTGGTGCAGGTGCGTGGACACGAATTTTTCCAACATTAGGATTTGGGCAACGGTATATTTTGCCCGGTTTTACTAATAGATTTTTTTATTATAATGGAATATCGCAAGGGCCACAAACAAACATACCATCTGGATACAACGGATCAATTCAAATTGTAAGTGGTGCAACCTATTGTCCTTAAATTGTATATTTGCATATTAAACAACCAAATCAATATAAAATGAAAAAGAAGTACGCAGAAATCATTGTTTTATCACGTGTATTAAGTCATTTTGCCGGCGAGCAAAAGACAAAGGCACAAAAGAAATTGGCTAAAATTAACGAAAAATTAAAGCCATATTTGGATAAATATGAGGAACAGGCTGAGGAATATCGTTTGGATAATGCATCAGTTGATAAAGATGGCAATCTAATTTTAAAAGAAAATGGAGGCTATTCGTACACAAAAGATGGATTAAAAAAATTGACTGAGAAATCAAAAGAATTAAATTTGACTGAGGTTGATTTTGAGGCAATACAGGTAATCAATCCAGAGGGATTAGAAGAATTTGGATTCCTAAAAGATTGGATTGAAGGTGTTGAGTTCACAAACATAGAAGAAGAAATAGAATTATAATATGAAAACAATCGAACCGGTTTCCATTTGGGACAATGGCAAAACATTAAGTGCAACCATTTTAAACGCATATGCGGTGAATGTAACGTTGGGGACATCTGCAACGTTTTATTATTCATTAAGTGCGCAAAATGAGGATCAGACAATTGGATCACAAGTTGCACAGGGGAATTTGTCAATGACAGGTGATGCATATGCACAATGGTCAGTTGATTCATATGCTTGGGATTGGGTTGCAGAGCAATTAAATTTGACAATCACAGGCGATTACATTCCACCTGTGCCACCACAACCAGAACCACAACCAGAAACACCAATTGATCCGGCAGTCGAATCACCGGCAGTTTAAATGGCATTAGTAAACGGCACAAATGTTGTTTTGTATGAAGGCGATGTGGCATTAGGACATTCCAAATCAGCCACGATGTCTTTACAAATGGATATGGCCGAATTTACCAATAAGGATTCGCAAGGTTGGAAAGAGGTATTAGCCGGTAAACGATCAGCATCATTTACAGCGGAAGGGTTGGTGGATTATTCCGATCAGGTCAATTTTAACCAATTTGCAGAACGGATTATCACCAGAAAAGAGGTGCAATGGGTATTTCAAACGGCCGGGATGTTTTATTACGGATTGGGATACATTAACAATGTGGAGCAGGTCAGCCAAATGGAAAACGTTTCCACATATTCGGTTGATTTTACAATTTCGGGCCGGATTTATACAGATCAGCGATTGATATGGAATTTGGTGTTTACCAATTGGGAAAACTTAAATATTCAATGGCAAAATCTATAATGCATTTTGAATATATTTGCATAAAATAAGAGCATAAAAATTAAACAAAAATATGGCAACATCGGGAGTATTTAACGGCACGAACCTATTGATCAAAGTTGAAGGAACGGCCATTGCACACACAACATCGTGTTCATTGTCTATTTCACAAGACATTGCAGATGCAACAACAAAAAATTCAGGCGGTTGGTCTGAGGGAATCAGCGGTTTACGTTCAGGTGAAATTTCATTTGATGGTTTAGTAAACTACGCATCGGCTGCAAATGCTGAGGAATTAGTTGATTTCGTTTTGAATCGCACAATTATTACGTGTGTATTTGGTACATCAGCAACAGGTGATGTGATCTACACAGCGGAAGGATACATTGCATCTATTGAGCAATCAGCAGAAATGGAAGCAGCGGTGACATTCTCTGGTTCAATCACATTGACAGGCGCAATCGTAAAATCAACAAACGCATAATTTGTTGAATTAAAATACATCCCCTGCATCGGTAATATGGTGCAGGGGTTTAGAGTTTATCACCTAATCAAACACAAATGGAAAATCGCAAACGTGGTTATTGTCAATTAAATATTGGCGGTCAAGATCGCACACTACATTTTTCGATGAATTTTTGGGTTGCATTTGAGGATGCAAGTGGCCACAAAATATCAGAAATCGACAAGGTTTTTTCAAACGGAATTTCATTGAACACCATTCGTGCATTAGTTTATGCAGGATTATTGGCATATGATCAAGAAAATGGAATCAAACCTGATTACAATATTTATACCGTTGGATCGTGGATGGAGGATTTGCAGCCAGAATCATTGACATTATTAACAAACACATTAATGGAATCACGTGTTTTGGGTAATGACTTAAATGCAGGAGTTCGCAGAAACGTTGAAAAATCCACAAAAAACCCAAAGCAGATCAACCCCTAACGTGGGACAGAATGCTTGATTTTTATATAGGTCAGGCAGGTATTTCACCGGATCAGTTTTGGCGCAATACTTGGAAAGAAAATGCGTTGTTGGGGGAGAGTTGGAGTGTGAACGTGAATTTGAATTGGGAGATGGCACGTTTCATTTCTACAATGATTGTCAATTCGAATGCCACCAAAAAATCACAGGTGATTTCACCTGATAAATTATTCTCGTTGCCACAGGATGTGTATTTGGAGAAAGGCAAACCGAAATCAACACCGGAACAATTCAAAGCATTTTTAGAACAAATTGAAAAAAGTCAATCCAAATAATGGGTTGGCTTTTTTTTTAACTTTACATTATGGCAGAGGAACTAAAAGTACGAATAACCGGTGACGCAACCGATTTTGATTTGGCATTATCGGATGCGCAAAAATCATTGGTTAAATTTTCAAAGCAAGCAGCAGAATTGGGCAAAACAATGTCCACATATGTGACTGCGCCATTATTGGCGGCAGGTGCTGCATCAATTAAAATGGCATCCGATTTCAATGAATCATTGAATAAAGTTGATGTGTCATTTAAAAGCGCATCAGGATCAGTCACCGAATTTGCAAAAACATCTTTAAAATCATACGGTATTGCATCAGGTACGGCATTGGATATGGCATCCAATTTTGGGGATATGGCAACATCAATGGGATTGGGTGTTGGTGAGGCATCCAAATTGTCCACATCATTAGTTGGATTGGCCGGTGATATGGCATCCTTTAAAAATATTCGAATTGATGTTGCACAAACAGCATTAAACGGAATTTTTACCGGTGAAACAGAATCATTGAAACGATTGGGTATTGTAATGACCGAAGCCAACGTGAAAGCATATGCGTTTTCACAGGGCATCACAAAGCAATACGATACAATGTCACAGGCAGAAAAGGTGATGTTGCGTTATCAATACGTGATGTCGGTGACAAAGAATGCACAGGGTGATTTTGCCAGAACAAACGAAAACGCAGCCAATCAGATGCGTATGTTTGGGGAAGGAATGAAACAATTGAGTGCTGAAATTGGTCAGGTTATGTTGCCGGCAGTTACATCAATTACAAAGGCAGCAAATGGAATGATTACAGGATTTTCCGGCGCAAGTGAAGGAACAAAAGGATTTGTGGTTGCATTGGGGTTAATTGCGGCAGGAACAGGGCCATTGTTGTTTTTGGTAGGTACAATTGTTCCAAAAGTAATTGAGGGATTCAATTTAATGACAGCCGCAGCGGTTAAATTCAATTTAACATTAAAAACAGCCGGTGGAATTGCAGGATTAGCAACATTATTGGGATTGGCCGCAACATCTGCATATGATTATGCAAAGGCAATGAATCCTGATAATAAGCTAACAGAGCAAGAAAAAAAGGATGCAAATGCAATTCGAGAAAAAAACAAACAAATATTAGCATCCATTGAATTGCTTAAAAAGCAAAAGGCAATGGCAGGTGGCCCGATTACCGGGATGAATACGGCACAGGGAATATCAAAAGAATCATATGATATTCAAATTGCAGCACAGCAAAAATTATTGACTCAAAACAATGCGTTAATTGCCGGAATTGAAAAGAAATCAATTGCGGATGCAGCAGCCACAAAAATTGCTGATGCAGCGGCATTAAAAGAGCAACAAAGAATTTCGGGCGCATTAGGTGGTAAGAAAGCAAAAAAGGGAGCAAAAGCGGCAAAAGATCCAAATATCGAATTATACAAAGATGATTTCGAATTTTATCAGGATTATTCAAAGCGATTGCAAGCCGAAAAGGATAGGGTTGCGAAAGAGGATTTGGCAGCATCAGATGCAATGGCATCAAAATATTTAAGTGATCGCCAAAAAGAGGTTGAAAATTTAGCATCAACATATGATCAGCAAGTCGCAGCAAGACAGCGATTGCATCAAAGTACAACAGCGATTGATGAAAAATACCAATCAGATAGAGCAGCAATGCAAGCCAAATTCGATGAAGAAGATTTGGCCGCAATGACTGAGAAATTTGATGAAGTAAATGCAGTTATTACCAAATTTGCAGATGAAGATGCAGCCACAGCAGCGGCAAATGTTGCGGCACAAATGGAAAAAATTATGGCCGTTGGTCAAATGGTTGCCGATACAGCAGGGCAAGCATTTGGAGCATTAGGACAATCTATTGTTGATTCAATGGGATTGGCATCAACAGGATTGGAAGGATTTGCACAAGTAATGTTGCGCACATTGGTTGATTTAGGATCAATGATTTTAAAACAAATCATTATGAATCAGGCATCTGCAATGGCATCATCTATTGCATCTGCATCACAATCGGCAGCAGCAACAGGGCCATTGGCTGTATTTACACAACCTGCATTTATTGCAACGGCAATTGGTGGTGTGTTATCAGCATTTGCATCAATTCCAAAATTTGCCGCAGGTGGTATTGTATCAGGCCCAACAATGGGTTTGATGGGTGAATATCCGGGCGCAAAATCAAATCCAGAGGTAATCGCACCATTAAACAAATTGCAAAATATGTTGGATACCGGTAATAATGGAGGCGGAGCAATGACAGGTGAATTTGTATTACGTGGTCAGGATTTAGTGGTGGCATTACAAAGAGCAGAAAAGCAACGAAATAGAATTGGATAATTATGGCATACGGTGTAAAATATCGTTTGGAATTTGCCGACATAAAAGGCAACAAACGAAAGGTTGAGATTTTCAAAAATGGGTACACCGGTGAGGTTTTACCAATGATTGGAACAGGTGAGCCGGTTGAAATAGAGTGGAAGGCTGAGGAGGATTTATATGAGCCATTAATTGGATCATTATGCACGTTGAATTTATTAGTAACGGATGACGTTACCTATGATGATTTTTATCTATATGATGAACGTGAATACAAAGTGGTGGTGTATTTCGAGGCATCAGCCGGATCGTGGCAAACATATTGGTCAGGATGGGTTGTAAACGATTTATATTCACAGGCATTGGTTTCCACACCATATTCATTGTCAATCACAGCCACAGACAATTTGGGGCAATTAGATGCATTTGATACATGGATGCCGGCTGTTGGGGAATCTGATCCAACATTGTGGAAATTTATGTGGAATGCATTGTCAAATTTGCAATTGGATTATGACATTTACATCAGCAATGATTTACGAATTGCAACCGATACGGCATGGAAAAACATATTTGATCAGGTAACGATAAAAAAAGCGGCATATTATCATGATAATTATATCATAAATGATTCAAAAATGACATTGCGTTCAATATTACTTGGATTCAATTGCCGTATATTTCAATCATTTGGCCGGTGGTATATTATAAATAATTCATCGTATGGTGATCAACGAATCATTGCAGGAATACAAGCCGGCACATACACAGGATCGGGCATTTTAACTGCAAAGCAAGGTTTTTTAAATGGTGGAACTGAGGAAATCAAATATTGGATTTATAATGCATCAGGTGTGGAACAATCAACGGTGACAACCAATATGTTGAAAGTAATTCCAACAAATATGTTGCCAATAGGCCAAAATTTATTTCGTACACCACGCAGGCCGGTTAAAAAATATCAGGAAATTGTAGATATTACACAAAAGCCAATTGATTTGAATTTTAACGGATCATTTGAATTTGGCACAGAGGATTGGTCAGCTAATGTTGGATCAATTGGATCACCTGAAACAAATCCATTTGCAGGGCGAAGGGCTGGATTCTTTATTGAAAAAACAAACAATTTTGCAACGTTTACAGCAAAAATGTTTAGCACAACAACAAATGCGTTGGTTACAATTGCAAATCAATATCAATTATTATTATCAGTATTAGTTGAAAATAATGGCACATCAAATAAATTGCCATATTACATTAAAATTGATGATTTAAATGGCACTAATTGGTATTTTAATGGTTCATCAAATGCATCACAGGCATGGGGTACAAATTTAGTCTGGAATACGGTTACAATTAATTCAACATACAAATATCAATCATTTAAAATTACAACAGCCGCAGCCCCTGTTTCGGGCCGTATTTCAGTTCATTTAGGTATTTTACAAACAAATGATAATATAGGTCATATTGGTACAAATGTTGATAACGTTGTAATTCGAAATATTGATACAGAACAAAACGTTTACAAACAGGCATGGTTTATTCGTGAACAATCGGGAGTGTTCAAAACTTCGGATGTGTTGGAACATTCGGATATATATCAGGCAAATATCCCATCAGGCATTTTTTGGGGTAATTTTACGGACGGCAATACGTTCAAACGTGCGCAGGATGCAAACGGTACATTATTAGAACAATTGATTACACAGCAAAGATTGAATGATTTTAGGAATTATTCGATGCAATACGAGGGTGATTTGTACAATCAGGATCAATATTCAATAATGTCAATGGCGCATAAATTGTGGGTTAAATTTAATACATTAACCGAAACAGATTCGGCAATTGTGGATTCAATCAGGGTGCAGTTAAAATCAAACATATACACCTGTCAATTCCATATCCCAAATAATTACACGGATGTGGCAAGTTCATACCGGGTTTCATATCAAGAATAATTTTGTTTTTCATAGGTTTAGGGTTGCGCATCCGTTCATCTTATGGGTGAATCGGATGTTGATTAGGTTGAATGCAGAATGGTCGTGGAATTATCTACGGCCATTTTTGTTTTATTTGCCGGTTTTACTAATTAGTTAATTGGCTAATTTTGAAAAAAAACTACAAATGGGTTTAAAACACGATCAAATCAAGGATCATTTTTTTTCATCGCCATTGTCAATGAAACATTTTTCGGAAAAATACCACGAAACGTATGGGTATTCAGATGCAAAGCAAATGCGAAAAATGATGAGCCGTTACAATATTTTATCACGTGTAAGAGCTGAAAAGACATTGGCTGATTTACCAAAGGCACAAATCGAATCCACAACATTTTTCGAATTAGAAAATTTTGGAATTGAGGAATCAATTGGTAAGGAATACACATCAGCACGATTACCGGATCATTTAAAGAAAATTGGCATATTATCCGACATTCACGTGCCGTTTCATTCGGTCGAAGCCGTTGTGTGTGCAATTAAGCATTTAAAGGAACAAAACATTGATTGTTTGTATCTGAATGGAGACACTTTCGACCAATATTCAATTTCCAGACACGAACGTGATCCCGATCTTAGAGACTATCCAAAGGAAGTCGAAATGTGCCGTAATTTCCTGCAAACATTGCGTGGTATATTCCCAACGATACCGATTTATTTTAAGGCAGGGAATCACGAAAACAGGCATCAAAGATATATTAACCAACAGGCAGAAGAATTTGCGCAGTTGCACGAATTGCAATTTGAGCAATTTTTTAGATTAGATGTGTTAGACATTAAATATGTTCCTGATTGGCAGGGAATGGAAATGGGCGATTTGTTGGTTTGTCACGGTCACGAATTGATGGCCGGTGGAATGAATCCATCGCAAAGCACGTTCAATAAAACGTTCTGCAATACGTTAATTGGACACGTTCACAGGACAACCAACACCATTAAAAAGACAGGATTTAAACAATACATTCACACGTATTCCACAGGATGTTTGACACAATTAAGCCCAAAATACTATCCATTTGCCCAGCACAATCACGGGTTTGCATTAGTAATGATAACCGATGGGAAGGCAAAGGTTGAAAATCTAATGATAAAAGATGGAAAAATTGTGTAGTTTTGCATCGGTAGTAAAGGTTTAATGATTCATACAGTTGTTGTTTAGAAAGGGCAGATCCAATGGGTTTGCCCTTTTTTATTGCACAGAAACGCAATATTTTGACCGTTAAATAATTATTTGATATTTTTTTGATTATTTTTGTTTGAAATTGTTTGAAATCAAAATAAAAGTGTAATTTTACATCAACAAACAACAACAAAACAATAACAATATGAAAAATTCAACAATTGACGCACAATTTTCAATGTTCAATGAGGCACAAATTGAGGCCATCAAATTAATTATTAACAAAAATTTTTGGGGTGATTGTGATCAAGAATATGCAGATGGTAAAACATATGATACATATGGATATTATACAAACACACAAAAAGGCAAAGAGTGGTCAGGTATGATTTCAGGCATATCAAAAAAAATCAAATCATCAAAAACAAATTTAATCAATACGTTTCCTAATTGGTGGGGTGATAATAGCGGTGATATGATCTTTTTCAATATTGATTTAATTGACAAAGATGAATTAGAAAAATGGGCATCAAAATAAATTAACACCGTGCCGGGCGGATTCCCGGCAATTTTTAAACAACAACAATATGTGGAATCTATTAAAAACAATTGACAAAAATGACATTGCAGGTTTAGTTATCGTTTTAACAGCCGGTGCAATCTGTGTGAAACTTATGTACATCGTTGGCAACATTTAATCACTACGGCAATGATCTACAAAATCACATTTAAAGACAATTCCGGTTATTACACCGTGACAAAAGATTTTGCCAACACAGATGAGTTGGGCAAATACATCCAGAATGAAATGGCCAATTATGGCGGAAAAGAAATAGGCATTGAGGAATTTGAATCAATGCAGGAAATGTTAGAAAAACGATATGAGGGTAAAAATTAATCACGGTGAATTGCACCAAAAGGTGGCAGACGATTTGAACAAACGAGGGATTCTGCCACCACGCAAAGACAAATGGGAATCGCACAATGTGCAGATGGCCATTTCAAGAAAATTAAATTATCCCCTAATGTGGGAGGCAATCAATAGAATATCTAAACAAATGTATGATGAATCAGGAAAAACAAATTAATCCATTGGCCGATATACAGGCAAAATTAAAAGCACCCAAAGGGCAATTCAATTCATTTGGGAAATACCATTACAGATCAGCCGAAGATATTTTGGAAGCAGTCAAAAAAGTTGTGAATCCAATGGGGTTTTCAATAATATTGACAGATCAGGTAAAAGAAATAGGCGGTCGCATTTACGTAGAATCAACAGCATCATTGTTTAATGGTGAATTAGAATACAACGCAACAGGATTTGCACGTGAAGAAGAAACCAAAAAGGGAATGGATGGATCGCAGATCACCGGGAGTGCATCAAGTTATTCACGCAAAATTGCGTTAAACGGATTATTTGCCATCGATGATACAAAGGATTCGGATTCAACAAATGATCACGGCAAATCGCAGGAATTGAAGCCACAGGCCAAAGGTGCAATACCTGCGCCATCGCAATTTGATATTGAGTTCAAAGAATTAATTGCAGATGTTAAAAGTGTGATTGCAATTGGTGAATTAAAAGGCATCTGGGAAAAATTAACAGATGAGGCAAAAACCAATAAAGAAATTCAGCAATTATTTAACCACAGAAAATCAGAATTATCCACCAAATAAATAAACAACCTATGAAAAACGAATTGATGGCCGTTGATGGTCAAATCCTCGAATTAAACAAAAAAGAAATCACGCAGTTGGCCGAAAACTTTATGGCCAACGCAGATTCAATCAACACCGTGAAATTGGCGGCACAATTGGCAAAATTCACGCATTTATCAGCCGAAATGGATAAGTTGTTAAAAGAACATTTATTTGTTGATTTGCGCCAAAATAAGGATGGCAAATTATCAGCATTTGGTGTGGACTTTTCAGAAATGGAGGGCGGTGTAAAATATGATTATTCAGAAACCGAATCATGGTGCAAATTGCAATTTGAAATTGATCGCCTAAAAGACAAACAAAAAGAAATTGAAGCATTTTGTAAGGCATTGAAATCAAAGGTTTCTATATTGGATGAGGAAACAGGTGAATTGGCTGATTTTTATCCACCATCGAAATCATCCACAACCACAATCAAAAAAGTAATTAAATAAACAATCTAAATAAAAAATCAAATGGCACGTTTAGTAAACATTAAAATTGACCTTTCAAAAATTGACAAATCACGCATCTTTGAAAGCCAAAAGACAGGGGCGAAATATCTGGACATTACAGGTGTATTAACAGACACACCAGATCAATACGAAAACAATGGATTCGTAAAGCAGAACACAACAAAGGAGGAACGTGAGGCAGGATTGAAATTGCCAATTATCGGAAATTTTAAATTATTGAAAATCTTAAATGATCCGGGCGCACCTGTATCGGCACAGCCTATTCAACGTGAAGTCAATCCAATTGAAACAGATGAATTACCATTTTAGCAATGAGGAAAATTGTAGATAGTTACACAACACGGCACGGTGAATTGAGGGCAATTTATTCCGTTGCAACGGCCAATTTAAAGCACAGGGATATTGAAATCGGTGCGGTATATGAATTGGAATACCGGTTGGGGAAACAGGTTTTATTTTTGAAATCTGAATTGGATCACGTAACTGATGGAAATCGCACATTGTTTTTTAAACATCCCGATCCAGAACGCAGATTGATTGGAATCCCTATTATGTCAATCATTAGATACGTGAAAAAATGAGCATAGAAACAAAAATTGATTTAGTATTTTATTGGGCCATTGCACAGATGTTTTTTACGATATTAGGTGCATTAATCAATATTTATAATGAAAACAAAAACAAATAAAACAAACGAATTGGGGTACACGTTCAATCAGGTTTGGGCGCATATCGCAAAAGAATTAGAAAATAATTTAGAAAAATTAAATAAAATTCAACCTAAACAACAAAAATATGGTAACGTTTCAGCAATATCATCAGGCCAATCCGCATCTTTATGAGTTGTACAAGGCCATTGCAATGCAGTTAATTCAGCAAAATCGCAAGGTAATTGGATCAGGATACATATTCCAAAAAATGCGTTTTGAATTTCAGTTTACCACCAATGGTGATCCATTCAAAATCAACAACAATTTTGCGCCAATGTATGCACGTAAATTTGTTTTAGAGCATCCGCAATTTGGACACCTGTTCAAATTTAAGCAGTTAAAAGGTAGTTTATTAATGTGAAACATTTATATTTGTTTCATAATCAGCGGAAAGGGTAGGAGTTTTCCGGTGATTAATTGGGTTTAAGAACCACAAAGCCTGTCTGCACTCCTACGCATTCAGGCTTTATTTTTTTAAAAATCTAATGGACAAAGAGGCATTTTATTTTCCGCATTTCTGTAATGCAAGGCACGACCGTAAAATCCGCAGGTTGCGCAGGGAATTGGGAGTTGAAGGATATGGCATTTATTTTATGTTGTTGGAAACATTAAGAGAGCAACAAGATTTGATGTACCCAATGGATGATCTGGATTTGTTATCAGATGAATTTGGTGTATCAGAGGCAAAGATTAGGACAACGATTTGCAATTATGAATTATTTGAAGTTGATGTGGATCAAAAATTCTTTTCACCTAAAATGTTGGTTTATTTAGAGCCATATTTTAAAATGAAAGAGCAACGCAAAATGGCCGGAAAAGCATCAGCAGAAAAACGAATTTCAACGACCGTTCAACGACCGTTCAACAAAGGAAAGGAAAGTAAAGTAAATGAAATAAAAGAAAATGAAAATAAAGTAAATGAAATAGTGTTTAGTGACCTATTGTCACCACACATTTTTGATCTGGGAAATGAATATGACAATTTTCTTTCTTATTGGACAGAAAAAGATAAAAAAGGCAAAGAAAGATGGCAATCAGAAAAATTCTTTGATATTAGCAGGAGGATAAATACTTGGATGGCTAACAAAAATAAATTCAACAACAATGGATCATCAGACACAAAACTTGGAACGAGTGCAGCAAGAATGGCAGCCCTTGCAAAATTTTAATGGCATAGCCAATACAATCATTAAGGCACAAAGCAAACCAAACATTCGCAATCGTTCTGAGGATGAATTAAAACAGGTTTTACGTTTGGCAATGTTAATGGTTGGATTACGTGGATCAAATATGCCAACGGATGAAGAAAAATACGTATTGCTTGCATTCATCAAATCTAATTACGGAAACCAAACACCAGAGGAAATTGCCATCGCATTTGAATATGCAGTTGCAGGCAAATTAAATACTGATTGTAAATGTTATGAGAATTTTTCGTGTGAATACTTTGGCCGGATAATGAACGCATACATTGATTATGCAAGGCAGGAAACCAAATTGGTAAAACGGCCAGAAATAGAAGAAAAAAAGCCTGTGCCATCTGATGCAGAATTGAAAGAGTTGGCAATTTATAATGTCAATGCATATGTTGCTAAAATCAAATTATTAGATGCAACAGGTGGCAAATTTGATTGGCCAAAAGGATTGGCACATTTGTATGATTATTTAGTAAAATTTGGAATTTGGGTTTGCCCTGATGCGGATCGTGAACAAATCAAAACACGATTGAGTCTAAAATTTACTGATTACAAATTATTCAATGCAGAATGCAAAGGTGAGGCATACAAATTGTTTTGCCATCAATTAGCCGAAATGGATATGACATTGGATCAAAACGGTCAGATAATATGAGCATTCCTGAAAAATATCACGTGAAATCAATAATTTCAGAACAAACATATGATTGGCTATTGCACAAACATTATGCAAAACGAATCCCATCAATTTCATATGCATTTGGATTGTATCAATCAGAAATTTTAAAAGGTGTTTTAACAATTGGAAAACCTGCATCGCCATCATTATGCGATGGTGTATGTGGCAAAGAGTTTAGCCAATATGTGTACGAATTGAATCGATTATGCGTTGATGACAATCTAGAAAAAAATGTATTATCATATTTTGTTTCACAGGCATTGAAATTTATCAAAGATGATTTGATAATTGTAAGTTATGCCGACACAATGATGTCGCACAATGGATACATTTATCAGGCAACAAATTGGATTTATACAGGTGCTACCAAAGAAAGGACAGATATTGGATTTGAAGATGGAACGCATTCAAGGCATTATAATAAAAATATTGATTATTCAATCCGAAAATTTAGAAGTTCAAAGCACAGATACATTTATTTTTTAGGCAAATTAAAAAGGACATTTGTTAAAAATTTAAAATATCAGATTGAGGAATACCCAAAAGGAGAAAACAAAAAATACGATTCAAGTTATAAACCAAAAGTTCAATTGGATTTATTTTAAAATATATTTACTAAATAAACCTAAACCAATAACCGACATATGAAAAAGAATTTGATTTTAAGCGCAGTTTTAATCACGATTGGATCAATTGTATGTATTGCAATTAATCAGGTCAGAAAACAAAGGAATGGTGGCAAAAAACAAGTAATTGCAAAACGTTCGGAATTTAGTCAGGCATTTATGATGGATACCTTTGAACCCATTGAGGATTTTGAAATGATTTATTTTGATGATCACAGGGGATTGGTTCAAATTAAACAAAAGGCAAAATGAGAAACGAACACGAACACAGATTGCAAACGGTGTTGGCCAAATATCTTGATTTGAACAATTATACGTTTTTTGCCATTCCAAATGGTGGATGGAGAAACAAAGCAGTTGCAGCCAAATTAAAGGCTGAGGGAGTCAAAGCTGGTGTGGCTGATTTATTGATCCTGTTGCCAAACCAAACGTTTCACGGCCTATTTGTTGAAGTCAAAATTGCAGGCAATTATCAACAGCCAAACCAAAAAGATTTTGAACAGAAAGCAAGGGATTGCGGATATGAATACATAATTGTGCGTTCATTGGATGAGTTGATTGAAAAGCTAAAATACTATGAGGGACAACGATTTGTGGAACAGGACAAAATTAGTGCTGCATACCGATCTGGGTACATTGATGGGAAATTGGAAAATCAAATGACAATACGATGAATATTAACAGACAAAAGGCCATTGATTGGGCCAATGAAAAAATTGCTGATCCTGATTTCACAGAACAGCCAATCAAGGTGAATAAGTGGGAAATAATCCACAATCCAAAATTATTTCTGGAAACCTGTGTGGCCCGGCTAACCTACGGATCAGAAAGGGAAAAAATTGTAGTTTATAACCGTGTGCGCAATTTTAAAATGTTTTATAATGAACTTAATAAATGACAATGAAATATTTGTGCATGGTGACATTAAATGTTCCGATGGATTAACCCATGAGGATGCAAGCGAATTGATTCAAGAAATACAGGAATTGATGATATTCCATAAAATTGTGAAAATTGATTTGTGTATTGATCCATACAAATTTCCACGTGAATTGTTAGACATAGGCAAACCATAAAAATACAAGGCAATAAATGTTTAGAATTAACAAAAAAACAAACCGATGAAAACTACAAAATCAGAAATATTTAATATTGATTGTTTAGAAGGGATGAAACAATTCCCGAATAATTATTTTGATCTAGCAATTGTTGATCCTCCATATGGGATAAATGAAAGCAGTAAAAATAGAAATGGCATAACTAAAGTAAAAGATAAAAGAAATGGACGAGTTAGTTTTGTTAAAACAAATAATGAGATAAAGGATTGGGATGAATTTCCGCCAAATAAAGATTATTTTATTGAATTAAAACGAGTTTCAAAAAATCAAATAATTTTTGGGGCTAATCATTTTATTGAAAATATACCAAATGCCAATAGTAGCAGTTGGTTTGTTTGGGATAAATGCAACGGTGATTCTGATTTTGCTGATTGCGAATTGGCATATACTAGCTTTAAATCAGCCGTAAGACAATTCAGGTATATGTGGAGTGGGATGTATCAGGGAAAACAATCTTTTAAAGATGGACACATATTTGAAGGGAATTTAAGTTTACACGAAAAAAGAATCCATAAAACACATAAACCCATTATTATTTATAAATGGTTATTAACAAATTATGCAAAAGAAGGGAATAAAATTTTAGACACACATTTAGGATCAGGGAGTTCAAGAATTGCAGCATATGATTTGGGATTTGATTTTACAGGATTTGAATTAGATGAGGATTATTTTATTGCATCAGATAAAAGATTTAAACAACACATAAGTCAATTGACAATATTTTAACCTATGAAAACTACAAAAGACAAAATACGTTTATTAACATTCTTTGCATTGTGCCAAAATATGTTGGATTTCATTGATGGATCGTGGCACGGTCATCCGGCAAACAAACAGGCAGTTAAGATGGTGACAAAGCAAATGATCAGGGAGTTGGAAAAAACAATGGCCATTTTATTCCCGGCAAACAGAAACGATGATCCAGAATTGCCCGATGCATTGGATACATTCCAAAATGCCTGCACAGCAATGGAGTCATTTTTTATGCTTGGAATGGAAATGGATGTGATGGATCAAACAAAGAAAGATTCATTGAATACACAGATTAATATTTTGCTAAAATCATACGGAATTGATTGTTGGGAAAAGCCAATGTCAAACCTATGGAAAAATTAAATAAATTTACATCGCAGTTGGGTGATGAATAACTGCCGGATCAAAAGCACATATTTACCTAATCAATACAGAATGACAAATGACAGCCGTGAAATGGTGGATCATCCGCAACATTATCAATCTAATGGAGGCATTGAGGCAATTGATGTGATCGAAGGATTCAACCTGAATTTTAATTTGGGGAACGCAATCAAATATATTTTGAGAGCCGACAAAAAAGGCAACAAGAAACAGGATTTAGAAAAATCCCTGTGGTATATCAAACGAGAATTAGACAAATTTCAGGGATGATTGAAGAAATAAACATCAAATTGGTAATTCCACATCCAAACAATCCCAGATTGATTAAGGATGACAAATTTAAAAAATTGGTAAAGTCCATTAAGGAGTTCCCAGAAATGCTACAATTGCGCCCAATCATCGTGGATGATAATTGTGTGGTGTTGGGTGGGAATATGAGATTGCGTGCCTGTATTGAAGCCGGATTGAAGCGTGTGCCAATTATTAAAGCATCAGCATTGACAACAGAACAACAGAAACGATTTATTATTACCGACAATGTGGGATATGGTGAGTGGGATTGGGATTTGTTGGCTAATGATTGGGAAATGGCTGATTTAGAGGATTGGGGATTGGATTTGCCGATTTATAAGGAATTAGGTGAGGATTTGCCGGTGGATAATGAGAATGAGCCAAAAGACAAATTTGTGATTGAGGTGTCATTTGAATCTGAGGAACAAAGGCAAATGGCATACAAACATTTCATTGAAAATGGACTAAATTGCTTTTGCAAAAAATAAATTATGGCAGTTCCTAAAAGTGTAACGAAACTAAACAAAAAACGGATGTTAGAGGCCCTTGAAAAGTCATTGGGGATTGTCACATCCGCTGCAAAGATTGCAGGCATACATAGGGCGCAGCATTATGAATGGATTAACATTGATCCAGAATACAAAAAGGCAGTTGATGATTTGGCCGATATGACATTGGATTTTGCTGAATCGCAGTTGCATAAGCAAATCAAAGATGGCAACACAACAGCCACCATTTTTTATTTAAAGACCAAAGGCAAAAAGCGTGGATACATTGAACGCACGGAGGTTGTACACGAAACCGGCATAGAATCTGCCATAATAGAATGGACACCGGCACAAATCGAAAACGAATAGCGCAGAAATGCAACATTCAGTTTTATCAGACATTAAACAGCACCAAAAGAATCAAAGTTCATCAGGGCGGTACACGTTCGGGAAAAACTTATGCCCTGTGCCAATATCTAATCTACAAATTGACATCATCCAAAAAACCATTGGTGATTTCGATTGTGCGTAAAACATTGCCGGCATTGAAAGGATCGGTGATGCGTGATTTCCTTGAAATATTGGATACATTGGGCATTCTTTATGTGGGCCAACATAACAAATCCGAAAACACATACACATTTGGCAATCACGTTGTGGAATTTCTTTCAGTTGATGAGCCACAGAAAATCAGGGGTAGAAAACGAAATATTTGCTATTGCAATGAGGTCAATGAATTAGATCACGAAGATTTCAGGCAGTTATTAATGCGTACAACGGATGAAATGATTTGCGATTTTAATCCATCTGATCCGGTGCATTGGATTTATGATGAAGTAATCACACGTGATGATTGTGATACGTGGATCACAACGTATTTGGATAATAAGTTTTTACCGGCTGAATTAGTACACGAAATCGAAAGATTAAAAGCGAAAGATCCAGATTATTGGAGGGTGTACGGTGAGGGAAAACGTGCGGTGTTTAGTGATCGCCAGATATTTCCTAATTGGCAATTCATTCCAAAGGTTGATTTTCCTGAATTTGATGATGTGTTTTATGGCCTTGATTTTGGATTTAGTCACGATCCAACGGCCATTGTACAATTGGCAAAGGTTGGTGATAAATTGTACATACACGAAATTATGTACAAAAAGGGAATGACAAACCGGGATATTGCCGATTTCCTAAAAGAAAAAAAACTAAATGAACACATAATTTATTGCGAATCAGCAGAACCAAAATCAATTGAGGAATTGCGACAAATGGATATTTTGGCAGTTCCTGCAATTAAAGGTGAGGGATCAATAAAGGCCGGAATTAGTTTATTAAAGGAACACGAGGTGATTTGTTCATCTGAATCACAGAATTTGCATAATGAATTTCAGTTTTATTTCTGGGAGCAATTGAAAGATGGAACAATTATAAATAAGCCAATAGACAAACACAATCACCTAATGGATGCAATCCGGTATGGGGTTTATACCAAATACAAAAATCGTTCTGATTTTTTTGTGGTTTAATTATGTATTTTTGAGAAAAAAAAGCAATACAAATGGCATCAATCATTGATACATT